ACAGGCTTCTATCGAGGCTTTCCATTTTGGACCATGGATGTTATATATCCCTGTTGGTTTTGAAACTAAACTGGACAAGGATTATACCGATTATCGTGGGGGAACGATCCGTGAACGGATTCTTCAGATTGCTGGTATCAAAGGCATAAAAGTCGTTGATACGCTTACCGCAGATAACGTGCTTTTGGTACAGATGACTTCTGATGTTGTCAGATTGGTTCAGGGTATGCCGATTCAGAACGTACAGTGGGAGGTTGAAGGTAAATTCCTTTCTAAATTTAAGGTTCTTACGATCGCTGTTCCTCAAATTCGGTCTGATCAGGATGGTCATTGTGGTATTTCTCATGGTACTTTCGCTTCTACCTAGTAGAGGATCGAAAGCTATTATTAGCTAAATAAAATGAGGGTAATCCTAATCACGGATTTTACTTTCATTATATATTTCAATATTAATCATACATATTTTAATTTTTACTGCAATGGAACGAACTAATAAAACTAAAAAAGCCCCAGTACGCAAACCCGTCATAAATCCGACCGTAAAATCTACTTTACCAAAGGAAGAAAAAGAAGAAGTGGTGGGTGCTATGGAGATTAAAGAAGATATAGTCCATTCAATAAATCCTATCATCACTCCTTCGTCACAAGAAGCCGTAATTCAGCCCGTAAACCGCTTAAAATTGCGTTATAAGTTATTGACTGGTACTTTACGTATACTAGGTAAGACAGTAAAAAAGAACGAGGTATTTGAGGCTTATCCTGAACAAATCCCAACTGTATTTAAACGGAGTATTGTATGCGTTAGCGATCCGGATACTCAAGCTATGGTTTTGGCAGATCAAGAAAAACTTATTCCTAAAAAAGAAATATCATATGAAGTTCGTCCCGCTACGGCTAAAGGTTGGTATAATGTGGTGAATAAGATTACCGGAAAACCAATCAATGAGAAATCTTTACGATTAGAAGATGCTAATAGTTTAATGGAGGCTTTAAATAATTGAGTAAAAAGGAGGTTGTATTATGAATAAGATAATTATTTCTCCTTCTAAAGAGTTTCCTGATAGGCGGAAGACAAGGTATGTAAAAGTTCATAATGCTAAATTACGTATATTTGAAGAAGTAGCATCAAAGGGGGATACCATAATAGCCTATCCAGAGGAAATAAAGGTTAGAATTCCTACTCATTTTAAAGCGTTGGATGAAGAATCGGATGGCTATAAGGAAATAAAAGTAACTCAAAAAACTGAGAAAAATTATTCTAATGATTTAGAGAATAAAGTTACTCAGTATGAGAAAAAAGAGGTTAGTCCTGGGTGGTACGATGTGATTAATATCAGAACTAATAAACCTATCAATGAGAAGAAATTAAGGGAAGTTGCAGCTTCTCTTTTGGTTAATTCTTTAAATAATTAACCAATGTGGTCAATTCCTCGCATTTGGGATGGGGGGCAGTGCATAATAATTGGTGGAGGAGCATCTGTTCCACGGCAGTTTGGAGTTCCAGAAAGTATAATTCAAAATGTATTTAAGGGGGTTTCTTCGGTGGAAGAATATTCTCCTTATATGGAAAGGATACATTCCCAGCATATTATAGCCGTTAATATGGCGTATAAATTGGGTAATTGGGTAGATTGTATGTTTTTTGGGGATGATTCTTTTTATAGAAGTAAAAATAATGTAGCCGATTTACTTCGGTTTAGTGGATTACGTTTAACTTGTGCTCAACGTATCCCTTTTACTAATGGTACTTTTAAGGTTATTTCTAGGGATGCTAAAAAGAAGTATGGGATATCTTTTTCTTCAAATCAAGTAGCTTGGAACGGTCATAGTGGAGGGGCAGCTATTAATCTAGCTGTCCATTTTGGAGTAAGTCGTATTATTTTATTGGGATTTGATATGAAGTTAGATGCCGATAATAATCAACATTGGCATAAATTTTATCCAAAGTTAAAAAGTTCTCCTACTTCTGTAATGCAACGACACTTAAAGGGATACCCAACAATAGCCAATGATTTAAAAGGAAAGGTAGAGGTTATAAATTGCAGTCCAGATAGTGCAATAACAGTTTTTCCTAAGATAAATTTTAAAGATCTTCGATTATGAATAATTTTGATGATATATCATATTGGGCATGGCGTACTCATCAACCTCTAATTCATTGGGTAATGACCGCTTTATCTCCTGAGTTAGTAGTAGAGTTAGGTATGGGGTGTTATTCCACCCCTTTATTTTTAAAGTACTCTCCTAAACAATTGATTTGCGTAGAGAATGATTTGGAGTGGATGCGTTATGTTCAAAAAAAATATAAATTTAAAACTTCTTATTCTGTATTATTTCATGAAGTCCCAGGAATAAGTATAGGCACTTTACCTATGGATTTATCCATTGATACAAGGAACGCTGTTATCGAGTATTATCAAAATTTAAAGGCAAAATTTGAATCCGCAGAACACCGGATTTTGTTTATAGATAATTTTACGGCATTTCGTCAATTAGCATTAACTTATTTATGTGGAGGGATGGATGCTATTATTTTTCATGATTGTGAACCTAATGGAGTAGAGGTATATGATTATGATTTAACTGGTATTACCGGATTTGATTTATACATACTAAAATCTCCTTCTTCTTGGACTGGATTATTATTGTGCCAACGATTAGGGATAATGGAAGATCAGTTAAGAAAAGAAATTCAACCTTTTATTTTTGAGTTTTGCGAACAGAATAAATTACCTGGGTTGGTGTTAGAAAAATGTAAGGATATTGAATTAGAAAGAAATACTAAGAAGGGGGGATGATATGATTCCTATGGTAAGTGTAGTAATGGCATCGTTCAATCGAGCTAGTTTACTAAATTGGGGATTATCTTCTATAACGCAACATAAACCTCCATTTTCTTTTGAGGTAGTGGTGGTAAACGATGGGCAAGACGATGATGGTACTAAAGAAGTATGCGAGGCGTATAAGGAGGAATTAAATATTAAATATGTTTTTTCTGGGCATCGTAATCAAGATCGACTTATACCAAGAAATCCAGCAGTACCTAATAATATTGCCATTCAGCAAAGTTCTGGGGAGATAATAGTTTTAACTTGCCCAGAGATGTATCATGTAAATAATGCACTAGAATTAGTGATCAATAATGTTCTTCTAAGTAAGACCGCATTGAGTATTCCTAATTGTATTATGTTTGATACTCGTGGAATAGGGGTGGGGCAATTAAGGCGGGGTGAGAAAATTCATTTGCCAGGATTACCAGAACGTAAAGATCATGTTCGTATGCCTTTCTTTTTAGCGATATGGAAGGATCAGTTAATGGCTACTGGGGGGTATGATGAAGATTTTTTAGGTTACGCAGGAGAAGATAACGATTTAATTCAGAGGTTAATAAATAGAGGGTGTAGATACGTAAAATCAAATGCTCGTGTAATTCATTTATATCATGGTCCTCGCTGTTCTTCTAAAGTGCAAAATAGTAAAGAATGGATATATAATTATACATTATGGAAAACCAGACAGAAAATACTTGTCCGCAATGTAGGGCGACCATGGGGCGTAATAGATGAAAAAACTAAGTACTGGGATTTAAGTAAAGTGGAGAAATAAAAATGAAACTTCCTAAAATATTGCATTTATATTGGGAAGAGCGACCAATGTCTTATTTACAGACACTGACCGTGGAGACTTTCCATAGAAAAAATCCTGGTTGGGAAATTCAAGTCCATATTCCTTTACAAAAGGAAAACAGCCCGGCTAAATACATTCCTGATTATGTAGGGGTTGATTACTTTCCCGAAATACGGAAGTTAAAGTACGTTAATATTATATATGAAGATTTAAAAAAGTATGGTATTGATGAAAAATTGCATAATATTTTACGTTCTGATATTTTACGGTATCATTTATTGTATAACGTAGGAGGGGTTTGGTCTGATTTTGATGTATTATGGTTAAAATCAATGGAGTATTTAGATAAAATACCTGTCGTTGGATCTGTACGAGTATCAGATATGGGGTTTAGCGTATGTCAATTTCATGGGACTTCTGGATTTCATAGTATTGGAGTTATGATGGCAAAAGCAGGCAATCCATTTTTTCAGAATTTAATTACTCTATGTAACCGGATTCAAAATCAAGCTCGCTGGAAACATAAATTAGCCCATCAAGTATTTGGACCTACGTTATTAACTAGAATATTTCCTAATTTAGAGACACTAGAAAAGCAATATAAAGACGTGGTTGGATTTCCATATAAAACGTTTTATCCTTATTCCATTTTTTCGTTAGACTTGCTGTATAAACAAAAAGATATGTCTTATGTAGATGAAGAAGTTATGGCGGTACATTGGTTTAACGGTCATTCTTTGAGTAAAGCCTATATTCATAATGGATATAAGGAGGATTGTTCTATGACAGTACTGTTGAATTTAATAAAAAAGGGGTTATTATGAAAATCTATGTATTAGGAAGTACAGGAATGTTGGGACGGTACATAGCTCAATTTTTTAAAGACAGTATCCCAGTTACTCGACAGGAGTTAAATGCTAATAGCCTTTGGACTATCAAACAGGATTTACAAAAGCTAGGAATAAGAAATGGAGATGTGGTGATTAACGCTATGGGGTTGACTAATAAGCGAGAGGCTTCTGAAGAAGATTTTAAACGAGTTAATGGATGGTTCCCTATAATATTGGCTAAATGGAGTATGTATCATCATGTTCATTTAATTCATGTCAGTACAGATTGTGTTTTTACTGGTAAACGGGGACAATATACGGAGGATTGTCAACCTGATTCTAAAGATGTGTATGGAATTTCTAAAGCATTGGGAGATTTAATGGAGGGAACTATTATTAGGACTTCAATTATAGGGGAAAACCCGGTATCCCAAGCTGATTTTTTGGAATGGGTTCGTAGTAATGCTGGAAAAACGGTGAAAGGTTATTCAAATTGTTTTTGGAATGGCGTTACTTGTTTACAATTAGCTAAAATAATTTCTATGATTATAGTACATTCTATGTATTGGAAAGGAGTCCGTCATATTTTCTCTCCTAAAACAATATCGAAAGCTGATATGGTAAAAATGGTAAGTGATGAGTATGGGTTGAATATAAAAGTAGAATCGGTAAATGAGCCTTATTGTGATCGTTCATTAAGTACCCTATATGGGGAATGCGATTTGTTTGAAATTCCCGATTTACAAATTCAAATTAAAGAACAAAAAGGATGGTTAGTGATTTAAAAATTCTTACCTTAACTGGTACCAGACCAGAGTTAATTAGATTATCGGTTATTCTTACTAAACTGGATAAATTATGTAATCATATTCATGTCTATTCTAATCAAAATTATGACGCCGCTTTAAGTACCGTATTTTTTGAAGAATTACGATTAAGAAAACCCAATTATTATTTTACCAAAGCAGACGGACTGGGTGATTTTTTAAGTAATGGATATCGGCAATTTAATAAAATACTGGATATAGAATCGCCCGATAGAATATTGGTTTTAGGGGATACTAATTCAGGGTTATTATCTGTATTGGCGGCAAAGAGGGGTATTCCTATTTATCATATGGAGGCTGGAAATCGTTGTTATGATGATCGAGTGCCAGAGGAATTAAACCGGCGTATAATTGATACCAGTAGTACTATCAATCTTCCTTATACAGAAAACAGTAAACAAAATTTATTACGAGAGGGATACCATAAGAATCAAGTATTTAAAACAGGAAATCCTATACAAGAAGTATTGATGCAGTATGAGAAAGATATAGACGGCAGCAATGTATTACATCGTATGAATATTGCTCCGAATGAATATTCTCTTTTAACACTTCATCGAGCTGAAAATATTGAGAATCGGATAGAGTTATCTAATATTGTATCTGCTATTAATAAAATTTCTGAATATATGAGGGTTGTTTATCCAATACATCCTCATACCAAATCAAAGTTAAAAGAATATAATCTTTCATTTTCTCGTGGAGTAAAAACAATCTCTCCATTAGGGTTTTTTGATTTTTGTAAATTAGAAAAATATGCACGAGTTGTTTTTACGGATTCAGGTACTATACCCGAAGAAACTTCGATTTTAGGGCGTCCTTGTATTGTATTGAGGAATAGTACCGAGAGGCAAGAGTTATTAGAAAATGGAGGTGTTTTATTAGCGGGGACTCGCCGGGATGATATTGTTCGGGCGTTTGGATCTATATTAGAAATGGAGCAGAGTTGGCAAGTTCCTGATGAATATTCTAAGAAAAATGTTTCTGAAACAGTACTTCGTATATTATTAGGGAGAAAAGAGAAAGGGGGTTGGATGTGATTAAACAGGAAATACAACATAGAAAACGATTTTGGGAACAGCAGCATTTACGAAATTATAAACCCACTCTTTCTGGATGTACGTATGGCGATACTATACGTTTTTTGCAATTAAGTCCATATATCACGCAGGATGCACGAGTATTAGAAGTAGGAGTAGGATTAGGATATGTGACTCAGGAATTAAAAATGGTAACTGCTGGGGTTTGGGCTTTAGATATAACAGAGGAAGCATTAAGAAAAGTAAGCCCGTATACTCGTAGAGGGTATTTGTTAGAAAATATAGTAGAATTGCCTACGGATTTTTTCGATGTTATTATATGCCATAACTTAATTCAACATGTCAAAACGGATGTATTACGAGAAGAACTATCTCATTTAATTCGATCGTTAAAGCCAGAGACAGGAGTATTTGCCATTGAATTTGTATCCGGTAATGTACATGAGGATACCGGTGCATGGGGAAAGGATGAGTATTCGGCTGGAAATTATTTACGATCAGTACGGTTTATGACTTCTTTGGTTGAGGAACTAGGTGGGCAATCTACCTTAGTAGTAAGCAATTCTTGTTTAATTGGCGAGGTGACCGGGTGTCATGTATTGCATATACGAAAGAAAAATGATGAAATAGAGGATTAAAAAAGTATCTTTATCTAAAAATATAATAGAAGCCATGTTTAAAAATAAAACCATCCTAATCACTGGAGGTACAGGTAGTTGGGGTAATGAATTAACAACTCAATTATTGAGTCGATTTCCAGATCTAAAACAAATTATTGTTTTTTCTCGTGGAGAAGCGGCTCAGGTACAAATGCAACGTCATTTTTTAGATCCTAGACTGTCCTTTGTTATAGGGGATGTTCGAGACGAGGAGGCGGTGGAAGATGTAATGCAAAGAGGAGTAGATTATGTTTTTCATTTGGCGGCATTGAAACATGTTCCTATTTGTGAGTATTATCCAAAGGAGGCTATAAAAACAAATATAAAAGGAACGGAAAATATTATCCGACAGGCTACCCGATATAAAGTTCAAAAGGTGATTTATGTATCTACTGATAAAGCGGTAGATCCAATTAATCTTTATGGCATGACGAAAGGAGTTTGTGAGAGATTAATCATCGAGGCTAATCGACATACTCAACATACTGATTTTATATGTATACGAGCAGGGAATGTGTTAGGGACGAATGGTAGTTTGATCCCTCATATTATTGAACAATTACAGACTCGTAATGAAGTTACCTTGACTGATCCGCTTATGACTCGTTTCTTTTTAACTCTAAAAACAGCGATTGGATTATTGTTTTTTGCTGTTAAAGAAGGGAATGGAGGAGAGTTATTTGTAATGAATATGCCTAGTTTTCATATAGTCGATCTAGTCCATTTATTGATTTCTTATTATGGGGATCGTAATAGTAAAATAAAAACCATTGGTATTCGAGAAGGAGAAAAATTGCATGAAAATCTTCTCTCTACTTTAGAAATACCTAGAACATACTATGTTAATGAAGATTATTATGTGGTCTATCCTCAATTAGAGATGGAACGAGATCGTTATCATTTTTGGGATTCTCCAGAATATCAAGAGTATGCCCCTAAAATACCAGCTTTAACTTCTTTAAATAATTTGAAAGATGTTTTGTATTTGGAAAATTTATTGAAAGAAGGAGGATTTCTACAATGAAAATTTCTATCGTAATGAGTTATTATAATCGACGTCATCAATTATTGAATACACTGCGTTCGATTGTAGCTTCCACGATAAAAGATATTGAAATTATTATTGTAGACGATGCTAGTCAAGAAGGAGAAAGATTAGAGGATTTGGTTGTTGAATATCCTTTTTTGCGATTGATACGAGTAGAAAAAAAGGATAAGTGGTGGATAAACCCTTGTATTCCGTATAATATAGGAATTTCCTGTGCTAAAGGAGAAATCATCGTATTGCAAAATCCAGAATGTTTACATGTAGGAGATGTGCTTCAATATATCATAAAACATATAAATGATAAGAATTTTTTAAGTATTTCTACTTATGCTCTTCCCAATATGAATGATGAAGAATTATTTCAGAAGATAAAAACTTTTCATCAGTTACCTCAACAACGTTTTGTTAGAGGAGTAGGTTGGTATAATCATCCTAAATATCGCCCTGTTTATTTTCATTTCTGTGCAGCATTGACTCGTAAGAATATGTTAAAATTAGGTGGGTTTGATGAACGATATTCAATGGGGGTAGCTAGTGATGATGTTGAATTTGTGGATCGAGTAGGTAGGCTTGGGTTAAAAAAAGAAATTATAACGGAAGTTTCTGTAATTCATCAATGGCATAGTAAGGCGGAGCAGTTGAATGAGATTAGGTATAAGCAACGGTTAGATAGGAATTGTACGTTATACGATTTATTAACGCAAAAAGAAAATTCAATATATAAGGAGAATAGCTATTCCCAAGCTAGACCAAAAGTTACTGTAATTATTCCGTATCGAGTGAATCGAGGATGGTTGAATGAAGCTATTCTTAGCGTTCCTCCTTGGGTTGAGTTATTAGTAAATCAGGGGGAAGCCGGATGGGCAGAAAACTTTAATCAAGCCTTATCTAGGGCTACAGGAGATTATATTCGATTTTTACATGAGGATGATACTCTTCCAGTAGGATCTATTTTAAATTCTGTTCGAGCAATAGAGGAGCAAGGGGTTGATTTTATTCATGGGAATGCGGTAGATATAAATGAAAAAAGTAAGATAATCACACATTGGAAGGCTTTGAAGAAGGAAATTACTTATGAGGATATGTTACATATTAATCTTCTACACGGGGGTACGGTAATGTATCGTAAAAGTATTTTTGATAAATTAGGAGGATTTGATACCCATTTAAATCATGCCGAAGAGTATGAATTTAATTTACGTTGTTTTCGTGCCGGATTTCGTTTAGGATTTTGTGATGAGGAATTGTATTGTTATCGAAGGCATTCTAAACAGAAGTCTAATCAATACGAAGGAAACTTAAACGATTATGGAAAATGGGTGGTTGAGCAACATTTAAAACATAAATATGCATGAATAAGAAAACTGTGATATTGGTTTTACGTTCTGGAGGCGATTTTAGTTTTCGAGATGTAGAATTATTGGCTTATCATTTACATAAACATTGGGATGGAAACGATAAGTTACAGGTGATTTGTGTATGGGATAAAATCAAAAAGGAAACGGTATTAAGTTTTTGTACATTAATTCCTATGCCTTATATAGAATGGAAAGGATGGTGGAGTAAGATGAATCTTTTTTCACCCCAATTAGATAAATATCGTCCTTTTTTGTATTTAGATTTGGATACGGCTGTTGTAGGAGGATTTCATTCTTTATTTCAAGTAGGCGAAAGACGAGGATTTGTAGGGTTATGGGACTTTGGGAAACGGGGAGGATTTGCTTCTGGAATAATGTATTTCCCAAAGAGAGAGGAGAATATAAATGCTATTTGGGATACTTGGATTTTAAATCCAAATAAATTTATGAGGATATATCGAGGAGACCAAAATTTTATTAGTAATTTTATAAAGTCTATTACATATTGGCAAAATGAAATGAATGAGATTTGTAGTTTTAAAATGCGAGGGGCAGATCATAGTTGGCTTCATAAAAAGTTGGAAGGGGTTTCTGTTATTTGTTTTCATGGTAAACCTCGTATATTTGAAGCGGCTAAGACAGTAAATTGGGTAAAGGAGTATGTGCAATGCGTATAGAGGGAAATAATCCGGTATTTGTGACTGGGGTAGAACGGTCTGGGAGTTCTATTATTGCCCAAATCATTAGTTTATGTGGGGTATTTACAGGAAGAACTTCTCCTATGTATGAAAATATAGGTATAAAGAATTTATTAGATTCTTTCTTTTTTCAAATGAAAGCCGATCCACGAGGACAATATCCTTTACCAGATTTACAAAGATTAGTAGTTCCTTTGAATTGGTCAAAAAAAGTAGAAGGGAGTTTATATAAGGATGGGTATGATGGTAAAACGACGTGGATGTATAAAAGTAATCGCATAGCTCAAACTTGGCCACTTTGGTCTCTTTCTTTTCCTAATGCTAAATGGATTATTGTACGTAGGAGAACGGGAGATGTGGTGGATTCTTGTATTAAAACTGGGTACATGGATGCTTATCAAGATCGTACTATTCAACAGTTAATAGGGGTAGAAACCGAGAGAGATGGATGGTTATGGTGGGTTCATGAGCATGAAAAAATGTTTGTAGGTATGCTGGAAGATGGATTAGATTGTAAGGTAATTTGGCCGGAACGAATACTAACAGGAGATTTTCGACAAATCTATGAAATGTTAAATTGGTTAGGATTGAAATGGAATGTTGGAATAATGGAGGTGTTGGAAAAAAAATTGATTAAAAATCATAAGCCATGAGAACTACCGTAGACTTAGTAAAGAATATATTAGATAATACATTATTATCTAATGCTGTTATTGAAAGTTATATAGCAAGTGCTAATGTTTTTGTAACGGAAGCGTTGAATGAGGTTGGATTAAGTGATGCTATATTAGCAGAAATAGAAATGTGGTTAACTGCTCATATGATTGCTATTACAAGGGAACGGCAATCTATTAAAGAAGCAGCAGGTAGTGCTTCTATTACTTATGCAAATGTATTTGGAGCAGGTTTAAAATCTACTACATATGGGCAAACGGCTTTAATGTTAGATTCTACTGGTACGTTGGCTGTTTTAAGTGGGGAAGTTAAAACAGCCTATATTAGGGCAATTACAAGTTTTGACAAATGAGTATAGATTCAGTTGTTAGAAGATTTAGCGTACAAACCGCTGTATACTGGGGAAATCCGGTGAAGGATGGATTTGGAGGAATGTCTTATGACGAACCAATAGAAGTAAAAGTACGTTGGGAGGAAGGGGTTAAAGTATATTCAGATAATTATGGGAAGGAGATAAGAAGTGATGCTACTATATTAAGTCCTATTGATTTAGATATTCAGGGAATTATATGGTTGGGAAATTTATTAGATTTAGATAAATTACAGTTGGAGGTAGAAATTGGAGAAAATTATCCTAGACCAGAGTTGTTAATAGATAGTTTTGAAATAACGAGTAAAGAGAAAATTCCAATGGTACGATCAACTACCGTTTTTGTTCGACAATATTTTTTACGACGATCTATGCGATGAAAGTTTCAATAAAAATAACAAACGGCAAGAAAATAGTGGCTCAGTTGGGGCATTATAAAAAAGATATGACTACACGTAGTGCGGTTCAAGCATTGACTAGGGCAGCTAAAACAGTAGAGAGAGAAGCAGTGAAGGAACTTCCCTATATTCCTTTCGATTTAGGTAATTTGCAGGCTAGTTTATTCATTACTAATATAAATGGGCCTGCTAAATCTAATGATCTTGCAGTTTTTACAGGAAAGAAAGCCGAAGAAATGACATCTCGTCATACCCGAATTATTGAAGAAATGACAGCTAAGTGTAAGGCTAATAAAAATCCAATGGTGATTTTGGGGCATACTGCTAATTATGCCGTGGTGGTTCATGAGATGGGAATAGATCCTCCACGTGAGATAAATTGGTCTAAAAAAGGATCAGGACCAAAGTGGTTAGAGATAGCGGTAAACAATAAGAGAGCGGATATAACAAGGATAATGAAGAAAGAGTTAAAAGGTGGGAAAGGGCAAAAACAAATAGTATGAATGCTGGTAGTATAGATATAAAAGAAATGTTAGAGGCTGAAACCGAATTGGGATTGGTCTTTGGCTCAAACTTGTTTATTGGGCGAGAACCAGCAGAACCACATAATGTGGTAACTATTTATGATAGTAATACGGCTCCCCCTCATACGACATTTGATGGATCGGTGTATAATTATGATACCGTACAAATCCGAGTACGAAATAAAAAATATTTGGATGGGTATGTATTATGTCAAGCTATAAGGGACTCACTTCATGGACGGGCACAAGAAACATGGGGTGGGACTTTATATTCGTCTATTCTATGTACCAGTGGTCCTGCTACACTGGGATGGGATGACAACAATAGAGTAATGTTTAGTATTAATTTTCAATTACAAAGGAGGTAAATTATGGCCAGTAATGCGGTATCGAGTATGGGTACTAAATTTTGGAGGTGGGACGGTAGTTCCACCTGGGAAGCAATAGCCGAAATTTCGGCTATTGATGGGCCTACAATGACTCGTGAGATGATTGATGTTACCGCATTAGATTCTGAAGGAGGTTATCGAGAGTATGTACCGGATTTAAGAGATGGTGGGACTGTAAGTCTTACTATGAATTTCACGGACGATACTTTTGAGATAATGATGGATGATTTTGAATCTAATGACAGGCAATGGTATGCAATTGTACTTCCAACAACGGATCACACCAGTTTAGAATTTCAAGGATTGGTGACGGAAGTTCCGTTAAGTGCAAGTGTAGGCAGTCAGGTAACAGCAAATACAACGATTCGAGTCACTGGACAGCCGATTCGTGGAAATGCTGATTCTACTGGATCACCTACGGGTAGTCCTGAAGATTAGAAGTAATGAAGTAATGAGAAGAGAATCCTAATCATGGGTTTTTATTTTTGGTAAATTAAATAATTGAGAATGAGTAAGTTTAATAAAAATCTTTTAAAATTTTAATCAAAATGATTCGGTATTTAAAATTTGAAAACCAAGAGTTACCTATCCGTATTTCTTATTATGCTTTAAAACGTTTGAAATTGGATTTAGGTCGTAGTTTTTCCACTGATGATGATGGGACTGATTACGAAGTATATGAAACATTGTTATATTATGCTTTGAAGAAAGGGTATGAGAAAACGAAAAAAGAATTTCCTTTCTCGAAGGAAGATATGGAAAAAATTATGGATGAGGTTTATTTTGATTTTTTAAGACTGATTCCTGAGTTCTTTGAAGATATGTCTATTAGTGCTGAGGAACTTAAAGTGAAAGGAGGGGATGTAGAGCCGGCAAAAAAGCTAAATCCCTAAGAGAATTAGTATTAGACATTAACTTTAATGAGTTGTGCGGGATTGCTATTTCTCGATTTGGATATTCGGTGGATTTATTTTATGATTTAACTCCTATTGAATTTAAGTATGCGGTATTAGATATTAGTAGGAGGGATGTAGATAAATTTAAGGTTCAATGGGAGGTGGCCCGATATATTGTTCTTCATTTAACTAATATATCGGGCAAATCATTAAAACATCCTTTACGTAATTTAAAAGATATTGGTTTATTTCCTTGGGAAGTAGATGAAATTTTAAACAGAAAACAAGATCTTTCTGAAATGGAATCTCAATTAAATAGAATTGAAAAAGCGTTTAAAAATGTGAAGAAAAAGGATAAGAAAAAGGAGCGGAATAAAAATAACAAATAGGAGATATTATAATGGAATTAGAACCCCTATTCGTACGATTTGAAGCAGATATAAGTGGGTTAAATAAAAAAATAGAACAAGCCCAAGCAAAGTTAGAACGCTTTAACAGTAAGTATGGAGCTAGTCTTGATACGGCGGCTCAAAAAATGCGTACTTTTGGGTACTTATCATTAGCTACTTTAACCCTTCCATTGGCAGGAGCAGGTAAAGCCGTTACTAAATTAGCCCATGAATATGAGGCGTCTATGCAAATGATCGTTGGTTTGGTAGGGGAAGCTCAAAGTCAAGTAAATGAGTGGAGTAAAGAGGTATTACAATTAGCTCCTAAAGTAGGTAAAGGCCCAAAAGAATTAGCAGACGCTTTGTATTTTATTACTTCTTCTGGAGTACGTGGGGCGGAAGCAATGGATATTCTTACTCAATCAGCTAAAGCGGCTTCCGCTGGATTGGGGGAAACTAAGAATATAGCAGATTTAGTAGTTTCTGTATTGGCTGCATATAAGGGAGAAGGACTTAAAGCGGCTGATGTGACTGATGTTTTAGTAGCTGCTGTTAAGGAAGGTAAAGCCGAGGCATCAGCTTTTGCTAATGTTTTAGGATCTGTTTTGCCTTTAGCTTCTGAAATAGGTATGTCTTTTGATGAGGTATCAGCTGCCGTAGCCGCAATGACTATTACAGGTTCTAGTGCTGCTCAAGCTACTACTTATTTACGAGGGGTATTGAATGGATTATTTAAAGAAAATGAAAAAGGGCGGGCTGCTTTATCCGCTATGGGATCATCGTATAAAGAACTGCGATCTATTTTAGGGGAGCAGGGGATGATTCCTTTATTACAGAAAATCAGAGAATTACAGGAGGATTATGGAGAGACATTAGCTAGTAAAGTATTCCCTAATATCAGAGCATTAACTATGATATTGGATATGGCGGGAAAAAACTTTGAATATAACATTGGGTTGCAGAAACGAGTAACTGATTCTACTGGGGCTTTGACTCATGGATTTGATACGGCAGCACAAACTATGAAACTGAAGTATTCTGCTGCCCAAGCAGAAATGCAAGTAGGTATGATTCAAATAGGAGAGGTTGTTTCTAAATGGCTTCTTCCTATTTATGAATCCCTTTCTGGTATGCTGGTTAGAATAGGAAATCGGTGGAAGGAAGCGTCCGAAGCTGGTCAATTATTTCGTAAATGGATTTTGCTTACTTTAGTGGCATTAGGACCATTGGCAATGGGAATATCCACTTTGATATATTTGTTTACTACTTTTAGACGAGTTATTATTTGGGTTCAAATATCTATGCTAACATTAATACGTACTATAAAGGTACAGTATCTTAAAACTATTTTGGCGGCTCAAATAATAACTAAGACTTTTACTAAAGGTATGGTTGCAATGAAGGCCGGTTTAGCAGCCGCTAATTTATCTTTTGCATCAGTATTAGTCCCGATTGCTTTAGTAGCAGCGGCTGTTGCTGGTTTGGTTGCTTTATTTAAAAAACTGAGGAAGGCTAAAAAAGAGGCAAATGAAGAGGCTTTTAGTGTCCCTGATATGTTAAAAGATATTGAAAATGAAGGAAATAGATATTTTGCTGAAAATACGGCTAAAGCCAAAGTAATGGTGGGCATTTTAACCGGGGATGCGAATCAATCTTTAGAAGTACGAAAAGAAATACTCAAGCAGTTAAATGATTTAATGAAGGATTCAATAGGAGAATCACTTACTTTGGAAAGTACTACGGAAGATATTACGGCTGCTTATGAAAAGTTTCTAGGAGTATCAGAAGAAGCTGCGGCTGTTAAAATAGCAGAAGAGCAAGCCCTTGCTTTAACAGAGAAAATGAGGGAAGAAGAACAAGCGGTAAGGGAGTTGAAAAAGCAACAAACTAGTTTATTGACCGAACAAGCATTATTTAAAAATTACGCGGCTTATGCATTAGGGGCTGAAAATCCTTATAAAAATGTAGATAAAGAATTACGAGGAGTAAATAAAGAATTGGCGGTTCATGAATCAGCATTAATATCTTTACAAGAAGCTTGGGCAAATTTAAGTGAAGAGGCTAAAGCTATAATAGAAATGTATACTGAAGATCTTATAAAAGTGAAAGGAGTCAATAAGGCAGAAGGTCATCTAAGGCAGCTTCGGAATAGCTTGATAGGTATAGAAGAAAGCATAGAAATTGA